ATTCTGGTAATTGTGTAATCTGTAGATCAGCCATGTCAAGTCGCTTTTAAGTACATCATAAATCTTATTTTAAGGATCTTCAAGTAAAATACCATCTCCATCCTCTTGCAATATCTTATCACTACTTTCTAATAACAAGAATGAAGGTGGAACTCCATTATGAAGTCGTATCTCTCCATTAGTAACAAATTCTATTCTTGCCTCTACTAAACCACTTGCAGGTACATTAATAGCAACATTGGTAACAACACACATTGATTGATACCACACACTATTTGTACTTTGACTTGGGTCGTGATAAACATAAAATCTACCTTCAAAATCTGCACCCTGTTGCATCCGTACCAATAATTGACTTAGGTAAACAGGAAATTCTGGGCTTGCAAAATCACTTGTATCATTTTGAAAATTTCTATGTTGCCATATTGTCTGTATTGTTCCCTGTCCTGATATAAGACCATTTTCATATTGTTTTCTAAATTCTTGTCCTAAATTAGTAATATCAATAGTGTCTCTTGTTGTTGTAATTTCAAATTCAGTAATTTTTGCAAGAGGTCTGAATCTAGTATTTCTAGTGCGTATTAATATATTTTTTGTAGACGAAGGTGCTGTTAATGTAAGTGCATCTGTTACCTCTCCAGCTAATGCTGTTGCAAAATTATTATATAACTTAATCCCACCCATATCATCAATATGGATATATTTACGAAGATCGGGAAAACTATGATTAGCTAATAACTCCAAATTACTTCCATCAACTGTTTCTATCTCAACTTGATCTCCTGTAATTAATGAACCATTAACTTTCTCTACAGAAAATCTTTTTTTAGTTGTATTGACATCAGCAGCGTTTAAAGATGTTTCTATTTCAGAGTTTAAGGCATCACGTTTTAATTCAATAAAACCTGTTGATCCAAAATATATAGACATTAATAAAGACTTGCAGTAGGAATCCCGTCAGCTTCAAATGATACATCTGCTGCCATTACTTCTCCCACACTATTTGTCATTGAAAAAGAAGTAATAACTGCGTTCATATCTATATAATGCTTTGAATCTACTTGTAATCTAAACTTTACTTTCTGCCTTTCTTGACTTTGGGGAAGAGTACCACTATCCCCAATTCTCGGTAATATTGCTTTCAATATTACACTTGATAAACGTCCTGAGTTATGGTCACTGGCTGTAGACTCTGCGTAATAATAAATACTTGCAGATCCACTAGCACTGGTTATTCCAGGAATTATTGTCCTATCGTGATCGCTAAGAGAAACTGTTTCTAAAACTGATGTGTTTATAGTAAAAGACCATGACCTTACTTTCGCAACAGCGTCATTATTAGTATCTATTACCGAAATACCATTTATTACATCAGCAACAAACATCTGACCATCTTGACCCGAATAAAACTTAGACATCGTTTTAGTTTAATTTTAAATACATTCTAATCCCCATCGAGGCAAGCGACAAATTTACATTGTACATTTGACCTGTTTGGTCTAACACTTGTAACTGTTGGAGGACCATCAAATCTATATCTTAACAGAAGTTTTCCAGTACCATCACTAACTCTAACTTTGTCAAACAAAACACTATCATCTGTATCAGGTACAGGAAAAGTAATCCCTGCTAGTGCGTCACCGCCATGAAACTCAAGATGATCGTAGGTAGAATTAACTTCTGCGTATTTGTCTAAAATTTGATTAACTTCTGAATCTGTAAGATTTGTAAATCCTAAAGTTAATTTTGCATCTACTTGTTTATCACCATATCTAAGAACAGTTTTTGCACCATTTTGTGCAACAAATTCAGTTTGTGGATACCTTCCAGGTGTAAAAGTTCGAGAAGAAGGTTTTATAGGTGGAAAAAGTAAACCCATTTATTAGGTATCTGAGAATATATTTTGATTATATTTTAAAACTTTAAATTTACCATCTGCATCTAAAGGTTGATGCGTTCCAGTTAATTGAACAAAACCCTCTTCTGTATAAGTAATAGATTCTATTTTATATATACGATCAAAGGTACCTATTCGGAAAATAGTAAAAACAGAATTTCTAAATTTACCTTCGGCTCTTCCACTATCATCAAGAGTTAAAGTAGCTACTCTTGGTTCGCCAAAGTCATCGCCATTTTCATCAAATGCTTTCCAATAAAAAATATTTTGCCCAACAGGATTTAAATTACCTTGAGACTGTATTACTCCATCACCAGAAATATAACCATTTTCAAATCTGTCATTATGAGTGATTTCAGAGAAAAATCTTATATATTGGCCAGGTTCTAAAGACATTGCAGATTCAGGTGTTGTTTCAAAACTAATACCGTGATCTACAAATTTTCTAATAAGTAAAG